TACCTATTGCTACATTGTCAGAACCAACAGTCAAAACACCTAAAGCATCATTTCCAAGGGCAGTATTCTGACCCCCTGTCGTAACAGCATCTCCTGCCGCTGCACCGATAAACGTATTCTGAGTGCCTGTGGTTATTAATGACCCTGCATTATATCCTACAGCAGTGTTATTACTATCTGTAGCTGATGTAAAGTTTTGACTAGATAATGCCTGATAACCTACACCTGTACTTTTGCTACCTTTTGTATCATCTGACAAAGCCATCTGTCCAATAGCTGTGTTATCAGAACCTGTATTTATTGCCGATAAAGAACTTTTACCTACGGCAGTATTATTTCCACCAGTCGTAACTGCATCACCTGCAAGTCCACCAATTAGGGTGTTGTGAGTGCCTGTGGTTACTGATAGTCCTGCGTTATGCCCTACAGCAGTGTTGTAAGTATCTGTAGCTGATGTAAAATTTTGTGTTGTTAATGCTTGTCTGCCTATTGCTACAGTTTTACTACCTAATGTGTCATCAGTTAATGCGCCTTGCCCAACAGCAACATTGTCACTAGCAGTAGTTAATGCGTCACCAGCGACCATACCAATTATAACATTACTATCCCCAGTAGTTAAAGCAGTACCTGCTTCGTCACCCACGACAGTATTGTAGTTACCGCCAGAGGCTATTGAGTTACCTGCGTTTACACCTGCTCTAAAGTTAGATGTACCTGCTGAAGCAGTAATAATATCTGCACCATCTGCAAAAGTAACGTCTGCCGCAAAGTTAGCTGCACCATCTACGTCTACTATGTCTAGGTTAGTTGTACCGTCTACATCAAGATCACCATTAAAGTCTACATTTCCAGCAACTGTTAGGGTCGTAGCCATATCAACTGCACCATCAATGTCAACTACATCAAGGTTGGCTGTGCCGTCTACGTCTATGTCACCTGAAATATCTAATGATGCTGCAGCAATTTCACCTGAGAACGTAGAGTTATCATCTGCTGTTATTGCTCCTACGTGTAAGGGTGCATAGTCATTTATAGTTACGTTACCTGCAGTAGTTCCTGCTTCTGTATTAGCTGCAATAGTTGCAAACTCATCAGCAGACTCATCCCAAATAAAGCCTCTGTTTGCTGTGTTACTACTTGAACCATCTCCACGAGTAATAATAAAACCTTGGTCATAGGCTGTACCAGTATAACCTTGCCCATATTTAACTAGTGGGTCTGTAACAGTTAAATTAGTTGTAGCGACTGTAGTAGTTGTTCCGTTGACAGTAAAATCACCTGTTACTGTAACATTGTCTCCAAAAGTAACTTCAGATGTACCATGTCCTATAGTAATTGCTGTCCCTGATATACCTGTACCGATAGATACAGACTCACTACTATTTGCTGTATCTACAATAAGGTATGCGTCTGAGCCTTGTTTAATTGTAAGAGCAGTAGCAGAGTTGTCAGTAACTGCAATATTAATATCTGTTCCATCTGCACTGATAGAGTCAAGAGCAATATCTCCTACATTAGTTATGTTTGCATCTCCAAAAGAAGTAGCAGCTAAAGTAGTAGATCCTGTTACAGTCAAGTTATCATTTACTGTAGTTTCAGAAGTAGTGTGACCAATAGATACAGGTACACCAGAGGTTGCAGTACCAATAGTAATACCATTTGATGTATTTGAATTGTCAATATTTAATGTAGATGTACTGTCTAGTGATATGTTAGATCCATCAACGACAAGCGTACCATCTATGTCTGTATTATCTAAGTTAGTAGTACCATCTACATCAATATCACCTGATATGTCTAATGAAGCAAAGACTGAAGTACCTGTACCTGTAACAGTACCACCTACTCCTAAGTTACCAGCTACAGTTACATTTGTAGTACCTGTAGGTATTTCTATTACATCTGCATCAGCATCATTCTTAATAGTAACGTCATTAGTTGAACCTTGGCCTGTAAGGATAAGACCTTCTGCACTGGTGTAACCTATTGCTGCATTATCCCCTGCAGCAGTATCTCCGTCAGGTTCAAAAGTAGCTGCAGTCATTGTAAGGTTAAGGTCTAAACTTGTATCTGCTGTATGTGTTAACGTAACATCACCATCTGCACCAAATGCTATAACTGCACTATCTGATAGTAATTTAATATCATCACCTGCAACTATATCTTTAGCAACAGATAAACCTCCATCAGTTTGAAGTGAACCATCGGTTGTTGATGTGGCTTCAGTAGTATCGTCTGTTTTTATAATTCCACCTGCAGTTATAGTACCCGAAACATCTAAGTTAGCATTAGCATCTACAAGAGTTGCATTTAATTCAATCTCATCTGTAGCGTTAATATCTAATACTGTAGCACTAGGAGCATTAATAGACTGTGATGCATCATTAAACTGTAATGCCATTGTACCATTAAGTAACAATCCTGTATCTGCTACATGGGTAAGTGTAACATCATTATCTGCACCAAAACCTAAGACAGCAGCATCGCTATCTAGTTTTAAATCATTGCTTACAAGCACGGCTGTAGATGCGTTTATATCTACAGTAGGTGCAGTTATTTCTAACTCTGTGTCAGCATCAATATCCATCTGACCATCAGTACTAGAGTTAATTGTAAGAGCAGTATCACGGAACTGAACTTTTTTTGCTGCACTCATTAAAATGTTTTGACTTGCATCTACGGTAAAAGATGTAGTACCACCTGTTGCTACAGTAATAACATCAGAACCACTAAAGGTAATACTAGTGTTTGTGTCTGAATCACCTGATATACTGTCAAGTTGTATGTTACCTGCGTTAGTAAAGTTTGAGTCACTAAGATCAAACGTACCTGTAACATCTAAGTTACCACCCACAGACAAGTTACCTGATATATCTACAAGGCCATTAATATCTATAGTAGTTGCAGCTATCTGTATTTCTGTGTCAGCTACAAGATCAAGCTGTCCATCCGCTGAAGAGTTAATGTATATTGCCGTATCACGGAACTGTATTTTTTCTGTAGAAGCTACAAGTATGTCATCAGAAAACTCAAAGTAGTCTTCGTCTTCCATCCATTTAAATACACCATCATTTGACTCACCATCAAATGTTACTGTTATGTCTGTACCTGATGTAGCATCACCGATAGTAATAGAAGTACCTAATAGTTTAGTTATTGGGCCACCTTCAGCAGTTGTACCATCGTGTGTGTGTCCTGTAGATGCAGCAAATGTAGCTAACAACTGATCAAATTCGTTGTTAGTATCTGCTGCTGTAATTACATCTCCGTCAGTATAAGAGGACTGTCTTGTATATGTAGCACCCATTTATCTTCTAGCTCCTATTTGATATTCTAATTGAAATCCTTTAAGAGAATAAGGAGCAGTTAAACCCCCATCGTTTACTCTTAAAGCTATTGTAAACCCTGATCCTTCTACTGATTGTCTTACAGAAGGTTGTGTTGTACCACCATAGGTACTTGTTGATCCATATGTAGCAACTCCGTATTGAGCAGCTACTTTTGTAGAATCTAAAGGATATGCAGCAGGTCTAGCAGAAGTTGCTGATTCCTGATCATACCTTAAAAATAAATCTGCGTCAATAGCAGACTCAGGTTTATAGTTAATTATTACTCTTTGCATATGTTTTCTAATACCCAAGTCATTAAAACCTAAATCAGGACTTCTATATTTACCAAATATAACCGTACCGTCAAAGTCGTTTCCTGTTTCTTGTCTATTTATATACCCAGTATAATCTCCATGTAATACTAACACATCACCTGCGTCTATTGTAGTATCTGTACTAGAAGGTTTTATGCCTCTAATTTCAGAAAACTCATAACCTTCGCTTTTTCTTACACATATAACACCTTTAGTTAGTGATGGTGCTTGACCCTCTTTAGCAAAAAATAATCTGTATTGAGTTTTTTCTGGTATAACAATACTTTCAAAAACTGTAGCATCATCTATCTGTTCGTCAAATAAAGGCTGTACATTTTTACTTATTGTACCAAGTTCAACGTCACCAATTTTAGCTGTACCTGCAACAGTTCTTAAACCATCTGGGCCAAGAAAAATTAAGTCACCTGCAAGTTCTTGTATAGTATTACCATTAATACAACCAATGTTACGAGTAACAGGAGACATTGCAAAGTTTGAAGAAGACGTGCCTGATAAACTAAATATTCTATTTTCACAAAAGATAAAAAGATTTTCACGAAAAGTTTTAATGCCTACAATAATGTCATCTACTTTAATGCTACCTGCACCTGACCCACTGCTAAAAGCATCTTCATCAAAGGGTTGACTAAACACTAATTCTTCTGGGGTACTAGACATACCTGCGTAAAACATATGCCCTTTAAAAGAAGTAACAAATTTTGCACCAGCTACAGAACTTTCGCTTACATCAGTTGCTGCTAAAGAAGTGTTAAATACTGTAGGAGCATTAACCTGATCTACTACAATAATTTTACTGTTACCATCAAAGTTAAATTTTTCAAAAGTATACTTTGCTGCGTTGGTTCTACCTGTATCTCGTTGTGTCCAACTTTCTGAAACTACATCTTTTACTGCATGCGCTGCTGCTGTAGTAGAAGAAGTAGCACGAGTTACACCTGTAAATGTAGAAGAAGTTACACCTGTGTAAGTAAATATCTCACTATTAATTTGCAAAGTACCACTTGCAGTAAATCCTGTAGTACTAAAAACATTAATTGTTCCAGAGCCTGTCATAGAAGTATTTGCAGCTATAGCAATAGTCATAGTTGTAGATGCAGAACTCCATATTTTTTCACCTCTAGCTGCTAGTACATTATCAGAAAAAACAGTACACATTAATACTGCTTCTGAGCTTGTTGTAGTTTGAGGAACAATATGATTTATATATTTGTTAAAACCATTTATACGTCTATATCCACCACCAATATCTGGTTCAAAGTTTTGTAACTCAAGAGCTTCTCCGGGTTGCATTAAAAAAGTAGATTTGTTTAATACCAAACCCCCCTCGCAGTTAAAAGCTACTGGACTTATTTGTGAAGTTTCAGGCATTAAATAATCCTAGTTGATGTTCGTGACCCTATATAATTTGAAGACTGCGGTATATAAGTTGATCGTAAATAGTCATATCTATTTATTAACAAAGTCTGCATGTGTTTTATGCCAGCTTCAAAACGTGTAAACGTTACACCATACTGTTGCATTTCACCACGATACTGATACACAAATGCTGTAGCCCCATCTACTATAACTGCAGCAAACCTGTCAGGTATAGTAGTAGTATCACCATGTGCAGCTAAGTCTGCTGGAAAAGTAAAGTAGTCAAATTTTAGTGAGTAAGATTTTGTAGGAAAAGGATATAGTATGTAGTTATTGTCAAGAGTTCTTGTTACGTATTTAGGTATTCCACCATTGTCAAACTGTGCAACCTGCACACCACTTGCGTGTGCTGCTGCAGTAGTTCCACCAGTAGCTCTAGTGACACCAGTAAGAGTCGTTGAAGAACCTACTGCTGTATACGTCATAACTTCATTACCTACAAAAACAGTACCTGAACTATCAAATCCTGTTGTACTCGCTACTGTTAACGTAGTAACAGAGTCAGTGTGAGACTGACTTAGTGTTGTAGTTTGTATTTCATCTTCTTGTTCTACATAGCTTCTTAGATAGTCATTGTAGTTTAGTGGGCTTAGACTTATAGATCCATTACCTAAGTCTGAGTCTTTTACTAATCTAAATGTATTATAGTCTACTACTTTAGTAGATGTAGGAACAGTATACTTTACTGTACCTGCTGTAAGAGTCTGTGTAGCGGTAGCATGATTAAACGGATAGTTATATTCTCTTTGATTAATATACCGAATAGCTTCATTGACAGCGTTCTGACACTGTACTTGTATTCCTCTAGCTGATGTAAAATTAGCTGATGTTAACTCAACTTCATTTAATCTAGCTATAACTTTATTTGTTAACGTAAGGTATGTTTCAGCCATTGTATTCCTTAATATTTAAATTAATAAACTTTTTTCATTGCTACAATAATGTCGTAGGTATCCCCAGAACTATGTCCTGTAGTAGTCAATAGTACATCACCATTAACGCCACTACCTGCATTGTTTACTAGTCCACCAAAATCACGGTAATCAGAATAGCCTTCTGAGTCAATTTTAATTTTTCTTGCAGATACATTAGTGCTTGCATTCCAAAATAACTCAGCAGACATACCTACAGTATTCCACCATAATTGTTCTATAATAACACTGCCTACTGCGTTACCATGTGCATCTGTGCTTAACGCACTTGCATCTACTTTTGCAACTGCTGATTCTCCTGAACCGTCACTTACATTTCTAAATCTCATTACAAGGTTGTGAGGGCCATCAACTAGCGTTTCACTTGTAACTGCATCTGCCATTTTATCTCTCCTATATCATAATAAGTGGGGCAAGTTTACCCTGCCCCACTAAATAGTATTATGCTAGTTGATCACGATCAACTTCGTCAGCATCGTAACTTCCGGGATTGTCTATGTTCATAAGAACCATCCAAACACGAATTTTACCACCTGTCGGTGCGGTACTTGCAGCTTGAAGTTCCAGATCTAAAGTAGTGCTTGTTGAACCTGTAAGGTTTGGAAACACTCCGGGAATCATAGTAGCATATGAACCAACCGCCATAGCGTCTGTGTCCATTGCTGCAACGAACTCATCAACATCAGCAGCAATACCACCTGTAGAGGCGTCTGTGATACCTAAGTTGAATGTTGTGTCGTTTGATTCTCCAGTTAATAGAGCCTCAACTTCATACCCTGCTGCCATAATAAGTGTATCTGCTGGTATTGTGAAGATTTTTAAAATATCGTTAGCTGCTAAAGCTGCTGCGTTATTTGTATTTTCTACCGCAATATCAATAGTATTACTTACTAAGTATGGTGCAGGAGCAGAAGGTCTGTGAACTGCTTGTAAACTTGATGAATAAGTAGCCATTAGTCAGTCCTCCTTATATGCCAGAAACATAAAACGCACGAGACAATGCCTCTGGGCGTAATATTTTTCTACCGTACATATGCATGCCTCTAACAATATCAGCAAAGCTATCAGGATCTCTGTAGGTTTCTGTTTTATTGATTGAGTCTGCTGTTGCAACTGCTGATGAGTGACCACCAACGATTACACCATAGTGTGTGCTACCTGTTGCTGTTGCACCAGTTGCACCATTACCGACTGCTGGTAGGTTGTTTGACATATAAACTTTAAAACCGTGAACGTTGTTCAAGATTAATCCATTTTGTAAGCCAGCTCCACCGAAGTCAGAGTTTAGAAGACGTGAATCTTCGTCTTGAAGTAGCTCTGCAAACACAGGGTCTACGACCAACCATCTACCTGATGTATCAACGTTTTGTTGGTCAAGTTTTCTTGACATACGAGCGATGATAGATAGAGGTGATGCTTTAGCAGTAGTTGTGTTTAAGCTATCTCCACCTGCACGAGGAACAGCAACGATTGAGTTGCCTGCTGTACCGCCATTAAAGTCGGCAGCATCCACTAACATAGATGCTAGTAGCTCGTTTGTAGCAGCAGTAGATACAGCAACTGAACCATTTACGGTTGCGTTAACTGTGTCGGCTGTGCCATGCAGTACAGATTGTTTGAAACCTGACAAGTAGCCAAGAACGTCTTGGTCAAATTGGTCAGCCAAACGGTAAGCAGCACGATCACTTGCAAGGTCTTGAAAGTTGACGTGTGAATGTGCTTCCTCAATGTCATCAACTTTAAATGCAAAGTAATTTGCTTTGTCAATGGTCAATGAGAAATCTTCGTCATCAAGATCTTGTGGTTGGATAGTTGTGCCACGTGCGTATGCTTTCACAGTGATTTCTGGTTCTTTGATAATTTTAACCGAATCCCCCATGTTAGCTATCTCTCCGAAATAGTCGGAGTTTGTTACAGCTCCTACAACTGATGCTTTGCGAAACGCAAGTTGCACCTGTTTGCTGTAAATGACTGGTGAGAAGTTACCGTTAGGTAAGTTACCATACCCAGCCGCAGTTGAAAATGCCATGTTATTTCTCCTTTGGATTTTCTACAGATGCAAACGAAACAAGTATTCATGTAGTGGCTAAATCTAGTAGGGTGCATTTTAGTAAAAGTTGGCCGACTCTTACATCAATGGGCCAAAAGATAATAGGTAGTCTATATTATTATTGCTGTTTGCTATTAATAAGTTGCGTAGGTAATCTTTACAGAGGCTACGCAACTACATTGTACATATAGTTATACACTATTGTATAAATATGTCAATACCTTTTTAACGAGCATTGCCAGATATATCATATACAAACTTACCTGATCGTATAGCTTCCATGATTTTATCTGCGTTCTTCTCGTATTGCTGTGCAGACATCTTTTGCACAACTGATTCTTTTACCATTCCAGCATCTTCGCCAGATGGTTCACTTCTGGTATTTGTTTTAGATACTGCTTTTGCTGCATCCTTACCTGAAGAAGACTTCTTAGTCTTTATACCTTTGTCTGCTTTGTATAAGTCTATAGCTCTTGATGCTGCTCTAGCATCGTTATCATTTTCATACAGTGCGTCTTGTATTGACTTAGGCTGTTCTTCTGCCCACTCATGAAACTCGTCACTATCTCTTATATCAGCAAAGTCTGGATGTGCAGTCATTAACTCAACTTCTGCCCTATCTCTGTTTGCCTTTTCTCGCATCTCGTCTATTTCTTTTACACGAGCTTCCAAGCCAGACGATTGTTCTTTAGCTTTTTTAATTGCTATAGTTTCTACTATTGCTGCAACATCAGGATAATCTTTAGCCCATGCTTCAATGTCTTCGTCAGACTTAGGTAGTTTAATCTCTTGTTTAGTAGACTGCTCTAACTGACTTTGCAAAGCATTTATTTTTTCTACATGTTCTTGTAGTTGTTTCTGTGAATGCCTACGTAAGTCACCGTATCTTTTCTTAAAACTTTTTTCTTCAGCATTGGTAGGTTCTTTTTCTTCTTCAACCTCTTCAGGTTCTACTTCACCTTTTTGCTCTGCAACTAATGCTGCCAGTTCTTCTTCTTCTTTTTTGATTCTTTCTTCATTAGAATATTTACGATTTGCAAATGCTACTTTTTCTTCTGGCTTTACTTTTTCTGCCATTAATGTGTCAGACATTTCTGTCTCCTTTTACTGGGGCCACCGTAGCCTGTGTTAGTAGGGGGATGAGTAGCCAGTCATATTTAGCTATTTTTTAGATGCAGCTAAACCACCTTTCTTATATCTTTTAGTAGGTTTCTTTTTTGTTTTCTTTGCAGCTAGACCACCTTTATTAAATGGGCCACCTCCATATGAAGAACCGGGATCAGGTGCATCAGGTGCATCAGGTGCATCAGGTGCGTCAGGCCCATCAGGGCCATCTCCTCTTCCGGGTTCATTATAACTTCCAGAGTATCCAGCACTGCCTCCACTAGGGGTGCTTGGAGCAGTATAACTTGTTCCTCCAGATGGTTGTGAAATAGTATAATCAATAGCAGCTTGTTCTTTTTCAGCATCTGCTTTAGCTTTTGCTGCTGCTGCTGCTCTAGCTTCTGCTGCTGCTTTAGCCTCTGCTGCTGCCTGTAAATCAGCTAACTGCTGTTGAGCTGCTGCTAATTCCTCTTCTGCTCTAGCTTCCTCTGCTCTAGCAAACTCTTCTGCTGCTTTTGCCCTAGATTTTTCATCTGCTTTCATTAGTGTGTTTGGTGCAATAGATGAAACATATGATTTTATGTCATCTCCAAGCGCACCCATGAGTTCACCGTCTTTTGTTGTTAGGCCTTCATATGTTGGGTTAGCAAGATTGTACTGATCAAGAGATTCTTGTGGTGGGCTATACTCACCAAAGTCAACATCTGTAAAATCCGCTGAAGGAGTGTACATATTCTGTATTCCCTCGCTTGTTAAAACATTTACAACTTTATCTTCTACTTTAGGTATTCCCCTTCCACGTAACTCAAACGCAGGTATAGTTTCTGTTACCGAAGGTGTTACATCAGGTGTAGATATTTCTGAAGGATCTTGAGCAAATTGAGGTTTATTAATTTTGTCGTTTGCAATCGCTCTTGCTATATTATAGTCTAATTGTTCTGGAGACACTGAAGATGTTACATCAGGTGTTAAACTAGGAGTATAGTTATCTGGAATAAAACCTACATTTTTTTGTATTGGTGGGGGCGTAAATGATTGTTTTTTAGTCATTTGTTGATTAGCTAATTTTGTATTTTTACCTACATATTTAGTTTTTAAATCATCTATATCTTTTTTGTTTTTAATATCTTCTTCTGAATTTGGTACTATTCCAGACCGTTTTCCTTCCATAGTTGAGTTATATAAAGAAATAGCTAACAAGTCTCTTTCTGCATTACCTGTAGACCTTATTCCTGCAGCCTTTAATTGCGCCCTAGTTACAGCTATTTGAGCCTTTGATCCTATATACATTTTTTCTAACATAGTAGGTTCTCTTTTGCCTGTCATTAAATCTGCCATACTACTTGTTGCAGATATAGAACTAGCCGCACTACCTACAGATCCCGGAACCATTCCTATTATATCTCTATCTGGGCCATCACCTACTTCAATAGGTTTTACTGGTTGTGTTGTTGTAGCATCTCCTGCACCTGCTGCTGGCACGTCTTCAGGATTTACTGGAGTTCCATCAGCATTTACTTCGTAGTAACCTGCAGGAACAGGATAAATAGGTTTTCCACCCATGTGTGGAACCATCAGTGTAGCACCTTCTGCATTTTGATATTGTATTAGAGTAATAGATGCCTGACCCATTGAATCTTCAAAGGTAGGAACATTAGGTCTAGGCCTTGTATTACTTGTTCCAGTAACTAAGGGTCTTGTTGTAGGAGCTAAAAAATTAGAACTTGTAGGAGTTACATTGTTAGTTCTAGTTACACCAGTAGTAGATCCTCTAGTACTAGGTGTTACATTAACTCCAGTAGCTGCCTGTACTACACCACCTTCAGCCATTTCAACTTGTCTTCCTTCAGGTGACATAACAATTAAATCAGCCATACCAAATGGCATATCATCAGGCATAGTAGCTTCATCACTATTTCCCATCTGACCCATGTCTTCCATTTTCTTTAAGCCCATTTTAGCTTGTTGGCGTAACCCCATTAATTTTTCAAGACCAATAAATCTTACAACATCTGCTGGAAATACAAACTCACCCTCACTTAATTGTGCAGGTATGTCATCTCGCACTTCTTTTTGTGTACTTCCTACAGGTACATCATTACCTGACATAGGATCTACAGTGC